CCCTCGGCCCGCGCAAAATTATCAAAGTGGCTGGCGTGGATACCGTGTTCGAGGGCGACTACGCCACCCTCGACGGCCTGGTATTCGACGGCATTCAAATGCTCGACCCATGGCATCGCAGCCGTCCGGATCTGCGCGTGATGGTTTCGCGCAACCTGATGCACAGCAAACTGCTGGCCGCCGTTGAAAAGGGTGCCGACGCCAACCAGGAAGAAAACGCCGCGCAAGAAATCGTCAGCCGCGCCCGCTTGGGTGGTCTACCGGTGGTCGACGCCCCGTTCTTCCCGGACAACACCGTGCTGGTCACCACCCTCAGCAACCTGTCCATCTACTACCAAAACGGTGCCCGTCGCCGTCACCTGAAAGACGAGCCGGAGCTTGACCGCATCGCCGACTACCAGTCCTCCAACGAAGCCTACCTCATCGAAGACTTCGGCCTGGTCGCCCTGATCGAGAACATCACTCCAGTCAACTACCCGGCACCGACTTAAGCCTAAGAGGTGACCCATGTCCCTGACACCCGCCCAACGTAACCAGCTGCGCAAGCGCGCAGCAAAGGAGGCCGCCGCAACCGCGCCGGCTATCTCCATGGCCGGCGCTACCGCCTACGAGCAGCAACTCGCCCAGCTCATCCAGGATCGCCTGCGCCTCAAAAACGTGCAGTCCAACCAGGGCAAGGCCGAGCTCAAGGCTCAACTGATCCCGGCCTACGAGCCCTACATCCAGGGCGTATTGGCTGCCGGCAACGGAGCGCAGGACGAAGTGCTAACCACCCTGATGGTCTGGTGTATCGACGCGGGCCTGTACCAGGGCGCCCTGGAAATTGCCGGCTACGTGATCAAGCACAGCCTGCTCATGCCCGACCGCTTCGAGCGCAGCACCGGCACCCTCATCGCCGAGGAAATCGCCAATGCCGCACTCAAGGCGCAAAAGGCCGGCGAGAGCTTCCCGCTCTACATCCTCGAACAAGCTGCAACCCTCACCGCCGAGCAGGACATGCCCGACCAAGCCCGCGCCAAGCTGCACCTGGCGCTCGGCAAGGCCCTGGCCAGCATGCTCGCCGATGACGCCCCGGCCGACGCCGACACTGCCCCGCTCGAGCAGGCCAAGCAGCACCTGGCCCGCGCCATCGACCTGCACAGCAACTGCGGCGGCAAAAAAGATCTGGAGCGCGTCGAGCGCCTCCTCAAAAAACATGCTGCGCCACCACCGGCAGCTGACTGAGCGTCCCCACGCACACGGCGGCTCGGGGCTGATCAACGGGTTTACTCCTTTTCCCAGTTGTGACGCCCCGACCACCGCCGTTTTAGGGCCAGAACATGAACAGATTCACGGACCTGCACATGTGCGACTTCACGCTCACCGAGCGCGACCAACTGCTGCAGTCGATCGCCGAGCAATATGTCCGTGAAACCGAGGCATACGACCGCACCGTCTGCACCGGGCCGATCCGCCACGGCTCCATCGTCCCGGTCACCAGCCGCCAACGCGCCCTGGTCAGTCGCAACGCCCAGGAGCTGATGACCAGCCTCTGTCAGCGCCACCCCCAGTTCACCCGCGCCGAGATTCGCCGCGCCGTGAGCGACCTTGACCGCCAAGGGTGGCAAGCATGAGCGCCTTCATCGCCACTGGCACCGTCCCCGCCGTCGCCGAGCCCCACCCCATCAGCAACGACGGCTGGTGGCCGGATCTAGACGGTGAAGCCGTGCGCGCTGCCCTGCGCCTGGACAGCAGCATCAGCGCCATCCGCCTCGAGGTCGCCCTGGTCAACGCCATCCTCAGCGTCAACCGCGAGCTCGACACCTACCAGGTCGCCCAGTTGGCCCTCGGTTACGCCAGTCTGGCCGAAGTGCCAGGCCCGCAAATCCAGAACCAATCGCGTCCGGTGCACCTCTACCTGCGCGCCGTCTACTGCACCGCCGGTGCCGAGCTGGCCGAACGCTTCCGCAGTTACGACAGCACCAACTCCGGTAACGCCAACGCCGACGAGCTCACCCCCAGCATCGACGAATACCGCCGCGACGCCCGCTGGGCCATGAGCGACCTGCTCGGCCGCCGCCGCACCACCGTGGAACTCATCTGATGGCCCAGCAGCTGCGCGCCATGCAAGGCGAAACCGTCGACGCCATCTGCTGGCGCCACTACGGCCGCACCGCTGGCGTGACCGAGGCCGTGCTCGAAGCCAACCCCGGCCTGGCTGACCTCGGCCCCATCCTGCCCCATGGCCACCTCATCACCCTCCCCGAGCAAGCCCCCCAACCGCAGCGGCAAATGGTGAACCTATGGGACTGATCTACCTCGCGCTCTACAAAGGCCAAGGCACCCTGTTCAACCGCCTGATCCGCCTCTGGACGCGCTCCAAATACAGCCACTGCGAACTGGTCATGCCAGACGGCCGCTGGTTGTCCGCCTCGGCAATGGACGGTGGCGTGCGTGCCAAGCGCATTGAGCTCGACCTCGAGCATTGGGATCTGCTCCCCCTGCCCTGGGCCCATGCCCCGCGCATCGAGGCGCTGTTCAACCAGCATGAGGGCAAGGGCTACGACTGGCTCGGCGTCATCGCCAGCCAAGTACTGCCCCTGGCGATCGACAGCGAACGGCGCATGTTCTGCAGCGAGTTCTGCGCCGCCGGCCTGGGCTTCGACACCAGCGCCCAGCGTTTCAGCCCAGCGCTGCTCGGCGAAGTGGTGCAGCGCATCAACCGCCTGCCCTTCGTTCAGCTCGCCCACCAGATCAATGAACGGCCTGCCTACTTGGTTGATTTGGCCAGCGGCACCATCACACCTTCCCCAGCAGTAAGGACACACCATGGCTGAGCCAACCATAGGCGCGGTAGTTGTTGCCGCATCCGCAGGCGTAGGCCTGGCCACACTCATGCCTACCATGGACGGTAATGCGCTGTTCGGCGCCATCATCGGTGCCGCGCTTATCGCCATGAACCAGCGCGACCTCAAAGCCTGGCAGCGCTGCACCGGCCTACTGGTATCGGTAGGCGCAGGCTACGTCAGCGCCTCCGAAATCGTCGCCCAGACCCCCATCACCCAGACCGGCCCCGGCGGCTTCGTCGGCGCCATCATCGTCGTGCCTCTGGCCCTCAAAGCCCTGGAGCTGATCGAGAAAACCGACTTCGCTAGCTTTGTCCCGGCCTGGCTCAAAAAAGGCAAGGGAGAGTGACCATGCTCACCACCGTCAACAGCCTGCTGCCGCTGCTCGCCGCCCTGGCCTACATCGCCTCGGCCTTGCGCCTGGTGTGCTTCCAGCGCAACGGCGCGCGCATCCGCCGCGGTATCTCCCTGCTCGCCTGCCTGTTTATCGCCGCGCTGCTGTGCAACGCCGTCGACATCCTGCTCTACCGCCAGCACGTCAGCCCCTGGCAGGCCGCCATCGCCGTGATTCTTTGCATCCTCGTCTATCGCTCTCGCGGCAACCTCGCCGCCTTGCTGAGGCCCAGCCAATGACTCAAACCCTCCGCCATGGCGACCACGGTCTGTCCGTGCGCCAGCTGCAGAACCAGCTCAACAGCTACGGCGCCACGCTCTACCCGGACGCCGACTTCGGCGACGCAACCGAAAACGCTGTCCGCGCCTACCAGCTCAAGGTCGGCCTGGTCGCCGACGGTGTTGCCGGCCCCAAGACGCAGGCCGCCCTGGCCGGTGCCGACTGCCGCCTGCTGCTCAGCAACGCCACCCTGGTGGCCGCCGCCAAGCGTCTGGGCGTCGAACTGGCCGCCGTCTACGCCGTAAACGAGGTGGAAAGCCTCGGCGAAGGCTTCCTGGGCAACGGCAAACCCAAGATTCTCTACGAGCGCCACGTCATGCACCGGTTGCTCGCCACCCCGCGCAATTTGGGCGACGACGCCACCCTGCGCCTGGCCCACGCCGACCAGCTGGCGACCCAGTATCCGCACTTGGTCAACACCCGCCCGGGCGGGTATGCCGGCGGTACCGCCGAGCACCAACGCCTGGCCGGTGCTCGCCAGCTCGATGCCACCAGCGCACCCGAAGCCTGCAGCTGGGGCGCGTTCCAGGTGATGGGCTACCACTGGCAACTGCTGGGCTACGCCAGCATCGACGACTTCACCACCCGCATGGCCACCAGCGAAGCCGAGCACTTCGAGGCGTTCGTCCGCTTCATCGAAGCCGACCCGGCCCTGCACAAGGCCCTCAAGGGCAAGAAGTGGGCGCAGTTCTCCAAGCTCTACAACGGCCCCGCCTACGCCCGCAACCTGTATGACGTGAAGCTCGATCGCGCCTACCAGCGGCACGCGGTCTGCCACTGTGCGCAACAGGTGGCGGCATGACCACCCTGCACCAAGCCCTCTATGGCCTGGCTCTGCTCGCCACCCTGGCCCTGGCGCTATGGGTCCAGACCCAGCGCCTGGACGCAGCCCAGGCCCGCGCCGAAGTCAGCGAACAGATCAGCCGCGCCAGCATCCTCGCCGCCGAAGGCGCCATGGCCGTGGTCGACAAGCTGCAGGCACAACTTGAAACCGAACGCACAGCCCAAGCCTCCCTGCGCAGCACGCAAAACCTGCTGCGCCAGGGCCTCAGCGACCGCGAAACCCAGATCGAGGCACTCAAACGTGAAAATACTGATCTTAGGCAGTGGGCTGTCCAGCCTTTGCCTGCTGCTGCTCGGCGGCTGCGCCAACGCCCCGCCATCGTCGGCGCCGCAGCTTATCGAGCTTGGCTGTCCGGCAGTGGTGCCCTGCGTCCTGCCAGCGACCAGCCCGGGCACTAACGGCGAGCTGCTCACCGACACCGAACGCGCCGAACTGGCCTGGGCCGAATGCGCCGCCCAGGTCGACATGCTCTACCAGCATCAACAGCAACCGAGGGCCGACCCGTGAACAAACCCAACAGCCTGCGCGCCCACCTGCTGGCCGCCGTGCCCGAGCTGCGCCACAACCCCGACCGCCTGCTGGTGTTCATCGACGACGGCAAACTGCGCAGCACCGCCGCCCCGGGCCTGTCCTTCGAGTACAGCTACAGCCTCAACCTGATTTTCACCGACTACGCCGGCCACCCGGATGCCATCGCCATCCCGCTGTTCGCCTGGGTGCTCGAGCAGCAGTCCGAGCTGATGACCAACCTGGAAAAAAGCAAGGACGCCATCCAGTTCGAGGTCGACGTGCTCGCCAACGACAAAGTCGACTTGTCCATCACCCTGCCGCTCACCGAGCGCGTCGTGGTCAAGCGCCAGGAGGACGGCAGCCTCAGCGTCACCCACGTCGCCGAGCCGCCGCTCACCGCGCAGCAAGACGCCACCCACATGCAAGTGTTTGTCGGCAACGAGCTGCTGGCCGAATGGGACAGCCCCGCCGGCCAGGGCGTAGACATCGAAAGCCCCCACCCAGGCCCCGCCAATGGCTGACGACCTGCGCGCCCTGGAAGACTGGGCAGGCGCCCTGCTGGCCCGGCTCGAGCCGGCCCAACGGCGCAAACTCACCCAGGCCGTGGCCCGCGACCTGCGCCGCAGCCAGCAACGGCGCATCGCCACCCAGCAAAACCCCGATGGCAGCGCCTACGCCCCGCGCAAACCGCGCCAGGCGCGGCAGAAAACCGGGCGCATCAAGCGCAAAATGTTCAGCAAGCTCGGCCGCGCCAAACACCTCAAGCTGCAGAGCACCGCCGACAGCGCCGCCATCAGCTTTCTCGGCCGCACGGCGCGCATGGCCCGCATCCACCAGTTCGGCCTGCGCGACAAGCCCGGGCGCAATTCCCCCGACATTCAATATGAGCGCCGCGAGCTGCTCGGCTTCACCGCCGCCGACCGCGAGCTGATCCGCGACAGCCTGCTGGCCCACCTCGCCCTGTAACCCCCCGCGCGACAACCCCGGCACCGCGACACCCACGCGCGAGGCCGGCAACCTGCGCTCTATGAATATCGCCGACCTGACCCGCCGCCTCGAAAACCTGATCCGCCCCGGCGCCATCGCCGCGGTCGATCACGGCAACGCCCGCTGCCAGGTAACCACCGGCGGCATCACCACCGGCTGGCTGCCCTGGTTCACCCGCCGCGCCGGAGCCACCAGCGACTGGGATCCGCCCAGCATCGGCGAACAGTGCGTGGTGCTCAGCCCATCGGGCGATCCGGGCGTCGGCTTCGTCCTGGTCGGCATCTACTCCGACAGCAACCCGGCGCACAGCGCAGACCCCGCCGTACACCGCACCCAATGGGCCAACGGTGACTTCCTCCAACACAACGCCGACACCGGCGCGGCCGAACTCAGCGCCACCACCCTCACCATCACCTGCAGCGGCCCGGTAAAGATCCTGGGCAGCCGCATCGACCTCAACCAGTAAGGGGGAGCTATGCCCGCAGTCTCCCGCCTCGGCGACGCATGCACCGGCCACGGCGCCTGGCCACCACGGCCCAGCACCGGCGCCAGTGCCGACGTGTTCGTCAACAGCATCGCCGTGCACCGCAAGGGCGATGCCTGGGCCAGCCACTGCAACCCCACGCCGTCCTGCCACGCCAGCACCCTGGCCCAGGGCTCGGCCACAGTGTTCGCCAACGGCAAACCCCTGGCCCGCATCGGCGACCCCGTTGCCTGCGGTTCCAGCGTTGCCGCCGGCAGCGCCAACGTATTCGCAGGGGGCTGATCATGACCGGCATGTCCCGCACCACCGGCCGCGCCCTGGATGACCTGGCCCACCTCAGCCAGTCCATCGCCGACATCCTCACCACGCCCATCGGCTCGCGCCTGATGCGCCGCAACTACGGCAGCCAACTGCCCGAGCTGATCGACCAGCCGTTCAACGAGGTCACCAAGCTACGCGCCTACGCCGCCACAGCCATCGCCCTGATGCGCTGGGAACCGCGCATCCGCCTGTCCCGCGTGCAGATCTTCCAGGGCGACACCCAAGGTGGCGCCGTCATCGAGCTAGACGGCGAGCGCGTCGACAACAACGCCCCGCTCAACCTCCAGGTGCCGCTGCAGATGGGGGCCTCCGCATGAACTTCACCCCCATAGACCTCAGCCAACTGCCCGACCCGAGCGTGGTCGAGGCCATCGACTACGAGCAGATCCTCGCCGAGCGCAAGGCCTACGCCGTCAGCCTCTGGCCGGCAGACGAACAAGCCGCCATCGCCGCCCTGCTGGCCCTCGAGTCCGAGCCGCTGACCAAGCTGCTGCAAGAGAACGCCTACCGCGAAACCCTCTGGCGCCAGCGCGTCAACGAGGCCGCGCTCGCCACCCTGCTGGCCAAGGCCCGTGGCGCCGACCTCGAGCAGATCGCCGCCGGCGTCAACGTCCAGCGCCTGACCATCATCGCCGCCAACCCCGCCGCCACCCCGCCTCTGGCCGCCGTGATGGAGGGCGACAACGCCCTGCGCGAGCGTGCCCAGATGGCCTGGGAAGGCCTCAGCACCGCCGGCCCGCGCAACAGCTATGTGTTCCACGCCCGCAGCGCCGATGGCCTGGTCGCCGATGCCACCGCCGACAGCCCGAGCCCCGCCGTGGTCGTGGTCACCATCCAGGGCGCCCTGGGCGATGGCAGCGTCGACCAGGCCCTGATCGACAGCGTCGCCGCCTACCTCAGCGACGATGACCGCCGCCCGGTGGCCGACCGCCTCACCGTCCAGGGCGCCGAAGTCCTCCCCTACAGCGTCGACGCCACCCTCTACCTCAGCACCGTCGGCCCCGAGGCCGAACCGATCCGCGCCGCCGCAGAAGCCAAGCTGGACGCCTACGTCAACCAGCGCCGCCGCCTCGGCGTCGAGGTCTCGGAGTCGGCCATCCACGCCGCGCTGCATGCCGAAGGCGTGACCAAGGTCGTGCTCACCGGCTGGGCCGACATCACCCCCACTGCCGCCCAGGCCGCCTACTGCACCGGCTACAGCGTCAGCATCGGCGGCCAGGCATGACCAGCCGCGGCCTGCTGCCCGCCAACGCCAGCGCCCTGGAGCGCCAGGCGGCCGAAGCCCTGGCACAGATCCAGCGCGTGCCGGTACCGATCCGCGAGCTGCACAACCCCGACCTCTGCCCGGTCGCCCTGCTGCCCTACCTGGCTTGGGCCTACAGCGTCGACCGCTGGGACTCGGCCTGGCCGGAGGCGACCAAGCGCGGCGTCATCCGCGCCGCCTACTTCGTCCACGCCCACAAAGGCACCATCGGCGCCCTGCGCCGGGTGGTCGAGCCGCTGGGCTACCTGATCGAGGTGCTCGAGTGGTGGCAAACCGTCCCCGAAGGCGTGCCCGGCACCTTCGCCCTGCTGGTCGGCGTACTCGACACCGGCATCAGCGAGGAGATGTACCTCGAGCTCGAACGCCTGATCGACGACGCCAAGCCCGTCAGCCGCCACCTGATCGGCCTGGCCATTGGCCTGGAAACCCACGGCACCATCTACTTCGGCGCCGCCGCCGTGGATGGCGAAACCCTAACCGTCTACCCCTACGCGCCAGGCCCCATTGAAGTCAGCAGCGCCGTGCTGCTGTTCGGCGGCGCCGAGCATTCCATCGACACCATGAGCGTCTACCCATGACCCAGACCTATTACGCCATCCTGACCGCCGTGGGCGAGGCCAAGCTGGCCAACGCCACGGCACTCGGCACCCAACTGCAAGTCAGCCGCATGGCGGTCGGCGACGGCGGCGGCGCATTGCCCACCCCCGACCGCTTGCAGACCGCTCTGGTCGGCGAGCAATACCGCGCCGACCTCAACACCCTGCAGGTCGACCCAGCCAACGCCAGCCAGATCATTGCCGAGATGGTCATCCCGGAAACCGAGGGTGGCTGGTGGCTGCGTGAGATGGGCCTGTACGACTACGCCGGCGACCTGATAGCCGTCAGCAACTGCCCGCCCAGCTACAAGCCGCAGATGGCCGAAGGCTCCGGGCGCACCCAGGTGCTGCGCATGGTGCTGATCGTCAGCAGCACCGCCGCCGTGCAGCTGAAGATTGACCCCAGCGTGGTGCTGGCCACCCGCGCCTATGCCGACGGCCTTATCACCGTGCATCAGGCCGCCGCCGACCCGCATACGCAGTATGAGCTGCGCGGTGCGGTCACCCCCCTGGCGGCCTCGGCCACCATCACGGTCGCCCAGCTTGGCCTGCTTCTGCTGGATGCCAACGGTGGTGATCGAACCTTCACCCTGCCGCAAGCCTCTGCTGCGCTTGGCGTGCGCGAGCTGGTGGTGCGCCGGGCAGACGTCAGCGCCAACGTGCTGACCATCGCCGCCAACGGCACCGACACGCTCATGCTCGATACCACCGCCCAGGCTGCCGGCCAGGCCGCCACCGAATTACTGTTCGCCGGTGACTATCTGCGGCTGCGCAGCGATGGCGCTGGCAAGTGGTGGTGCGTTGGCCAGTCGCAATTGCCGGGGAGTATTGCGAGCGGGCTGATCGCGTACGCCGCCACTGGGAGCTATACGTTTACCGTGCCGCCAGTGCTGCGAAGTGGTCGCCGCATTGCGACCGTGATTGTCACCGGAGGCGGTGGGCCTGGTTCAAGTGGCGGCGGCCGCGCGGGCGGCGGAGCGGGCGGGACGGCGATCAAGCGCCTTTCTCTCGCGGGCGTTTCCAGCGTCCAAGTAACGGTAGGGCGTGGCGGCGTAGGGCTTGCCGATGGCGGTAGCACCGAGGACGGTTTTTCCACGTCGTTCGGGGCTTACTGTTCTGCGACGGGCGGCCAGAAGGGCTCAGGGGGTTCTGTAAATGCTGGCGGTAGTGGTGGGGCCGGGGTGGGTGGCGATATCAATCTGTCGGGTGGTGACGGTGAGGATTATGGCGGGGCGTCTGCGTCTGGCGCACTCGGCGGCGGCTCTTACTGGCGGGGGGCGTCGCGCGGCGGCACCATTGGAGGCGCGTCCGGCTTTAATGGTTCGGGCGGCGGTGGGGCTGCTAGCGGTGTAGCGGGTAACGGCGGCGATGGATTGGCGAAAATTCAATGGTGATGACTATGTGGGCAAGAATCGAAAACGGCGCCGTGGCCGAAATCACGGCAATCGACCCGGCCGGGCGCTTTCACCCGTCGTTGCACTGGGAGCCGTGCGGCGTGGAGGTGCTGCCCGGCTGGACGTTTGACGGCACCATCCTCGCGGCACCTGCGCCCATCCTCCCCACAGCCGCCCAGCTCTGCGCCCAGATCGACGCCGCCGCCGACGCCGCCCGCCGCGCAGTGGCCGGTGACCCGCTGCGCGCGGTGGAGTACGAGCGCGCCGCCACCGAGGCCCAAGCCTTCAAGACTGCCGGCTACCCCGCCGAGGACGTACCGCGCACCGTCGCCGCCTGGGCGATTGGTGAGCGTACTGCGCAGCAGGCCGCCGACAGCATCCTGGCCGAGTCCGCCGCCTACACCGAGGCCCTGTACCAGATCCGCGAGGCCCGCCTGCAAGCCAAAGAGCTGGTGCGCCAGGCCATGACCGCCGGCCAGGTCGCCCAGGCCGAGGACATTGCCGCCGAAACCATCGCCGCGATCGAGGCGGCCGTCGCCGGCATCGGCAACAACCCCAACTAAGCGCCAACCCGCCCCACACCAAGCCCCGCCAGCCGGGGCTTTTTACTACCTGCGTGCTGTACCCGCCGCCGCTACAATCCCCGCCGCTCGCTGCACCCGCGCGCGCGCGTCACCCTGCGCAGAACCTAACTCCTGCGCAGGAATGACCCATGCCAGCCGATTACCACCACGGTGTCCGCGTCCTCGAAATCAACGAGGGCACCCGCCCGATCCGCACCATCTCCACCGCCGTCATCGGCATGGTCTGCACCGCCGAAGATGCCGACCCGCTGGTGTTCCCGCTCGACACCGCCGTGCTGCTCACCGACGTGCTCAGCGCCATCGGCAGTGCCGGCGTGCTCGGCACCCTGGCCAGCAGCCTGGACGCCATCGCCGACAACGCCAGCCCCTTCACCATTGTCGTGCGGGTAGCCGAAGGCGTCGACGAAGCCGCCACCACGACCAACATCATCGGCACCGTCACCGCCGAGGGTAAATACACCGGCCTCAAGGCCCTGCTCGCCGCCAAGGCCAAGGTCGCCGTTACCCCGCGCATCCTCGGCGTGCCCGGGCTGGACTCCCTGGCGGTCGCCACCGAGCTGGTCGCCATGGCCCAGCAGCTGCGCGCCTTCGCCTACGTCAGCGCCTGGGAGTGCTCCACCAAGGAAGAGGCCGTTGCCTACCGCGACAACTTCGGCGCCCGCGAGGTCATGGTCATCTGGCCCGATTTCGTCAGCTGGGACACCGTCCTCAGCGCCGAGGCCCCGGCCTACGCCACCGCCCGCGCTCTCGGCCTGCGCGCCAAGCTTGACCAGCAAGTGGGCTGGCACAAGACCCTGTCCAACATCCCGGTCAACGGTGTCACCGGCATCAGCAAGGACGTGTTCTGGGATCTGCAAAACCCCGCCACCGATGCCGGCTACCTCAACGCCAGCGAAGTCACCACGCTCATCCAGGAAGGCGGCTTCCGCTTCTGGGGCTCGCGCACCTGCTCGGCTGACCCGCTGTTCGCCTTCGAGAACTACACCCGCACCGCCCAGGTACTCGCCGACACCATCGCCGAGGCGCACCTGTGGGCCATCGACAAGCCCATGCACCCGTCCCTGGTGCGCGACATCATCGAGGGCATCAACGCCAAGTTCCGCGAGCTCAAGGCGCTGGGCTACATCGTCGACGCCAACTGCTGGTACGACGAGGCCGCCAACAGCGCCACCACCCTCAAGGACGGCAAGCTCTACCTCGACTACGACTACACCCCCGTGCCGCCGCTCGAGAACCTACTGCTGCGCCAGCGCATCACCGACCGCTACCTGGTCGACTTCGCCGCGCGCATTTCCGGCTAATCCCGCCGCCCCGCCCAGCGCGGGGCCTGCCCACTGCATCCTGGAGCACGCCCAATGGCCATGCCTCGCAAACTGAAAAACCAGAATATGTTCAACGACGGCCAGAGCTACATGGGCGTCAGCAAGTCGGTCACCCTGCCCAACCTCACCCGCAAAATGGAAGCCTGGCGCGGCGCCGGCATGGACGGCCCAGTCAAGGCCGACATGGGTATGGGCGACGACGGGCTACAGATCGAGTGGACCCTCGGCGGCTGGGACCTCACCGTCATCCGCCAGTACGGCATCACCACCGCCGCCGGCGTGCTGCTGCGCTGGGCCGGCGCCGTGCAGCGTGACGACACCGGCGAAGTCAGCGCCGTCGAGGTGGTCGTGCGCGGCCGCCATGAAGAAATCGACATGGGCGACGCTGAGCCCGGCGAAGACACCGAGCACAAGATCACCACCACCTGCAGCTACTACAAGCTCACCGTCGACGGCAACGTCGAGATCGAGATCGACCTGCTCAACTTCGTCTTCCTGGTCGACGGCAAAGACCTGCTCGAAGCCCAGCGCAAAGCCATCGGCCTGTAAGCCCTGGGCTGCTACGGCAGCACGCCACCACCGCCGGCCCACTGGCCGGCTATCTACCCACAAAGGAGCAACACCATGGAAAAGACCGACAACAAACGCCTTAACGACATTACCGAAAAAATGAAAAGCCTCGTGAAAAACCCCAACGAAGAAACCGTCGACCTCGACGGCCACATCGTCCGCGGCGAACAGGTCATTGCCAGCGTCACCCTGCGCAAGCCTATGTCCGGCGAACTGCGCGGCGTGTCCCTGGTCGAGCTGATGAACCTCGACGTCAGCGCCCTGCGCAAAGTCCTGCCGCGCATCACCAGCCCGGCCCTCACCGACATCGAGATCGGCCGAATGGACCCCGCCGACCTGGTGCAGTGCGGCGTCGCGGTGGCCGGTTTTTTGCTGCAGAAGTCGGCGAAAGCGGAAGCATCCCTCGTCGCGTAGAAGATGCCATGGCGGATCTCGCCATGGTCTTTCACTGGGCCCCAGCGGACATGGATCCGCTGGGCCTCACCGATCTGATGGAATGGCGCGAGCGCGCCCGCAAGCGACTAGAGGCCAAGCATGGCGCGTGATTTGAAGCTGCAGGTGGTCCTGGCCGCCATCGACAAGGCCACCCGCCCCATCAAGTCGATCATGCAAGGCAGCATCGGCCTGGCCCGAACCCTCAAGAGCACCCGCGACACCCTCAAGGGGCTGCAGGCCCAGCAGAGCAACATCAGCAGCTTCAAGACCCTCAAGGGTGCGGCCGAGCAAACCGGCGCGGCCATGCAGGCCAACCGCGACAAGGTCAAGGCACTCTCCCGGCAACTGGCCAACACCGCCACCCCGACCAAGGCGCTCAGCGCCGAATTCCAGCGCGCCGTGCGCCAGGGCCAGGCCCTCAAGCAAAAGCACGGCGAGCAACAGCGCGAACTGCAAGGCCTGCGCGGCAAACTCAACGCCGCCGGCATCAGCACCCGCAACCTCGGCCAGCACGAGCGCGAGCTGCGGCAGCGGATCACCCAGACCAACCAGTCCCTAAGCCAGCAGGAAGGCCGCCTCAAGCGCGTCACCCAGCAGCAACAGCGCCTGGCCAAGGCCAAGCAGCAGTACCAGCACACCCAGAGCCTGGCCGGCAGCATGGCCGGTACCGGCGCGGCGGGTCTGGCCACCGGCAGCGGCATCCTCTATGCCGGCGCGCGGCTGATGGCGCCCGGGCTGGAGTTCGATGCCAGCCAGAGCAAGGTGGCCGCCCTCACCCGGCAGAACAAGGACGCCCCACAGATGCAGGCCCTGCGCGGCCAGGCCCGCCAGCTCGGCGCCAGCACCCAGTTCACCGCCAGCGACGCCAGCGACGCCCAGGGCTTTCTGGCCATGGCCGGTTTCACCGCCAAAGCCATCCAGGCGGCGCTGCCGGGCATGCTCAGCCTGGCCAAGGCCGGCGGTGCTGAATTGGCCGAGACGGCCGACATCGCCAGCAACATCCTCACCGGCTTCAACATGAGTGCCGAGCAAACCGGGCGCCTGGGTGACGTGCTGGTCGGCACCTTCACCCGCTCCAACACCAACCTGCAGATGCTCGGCGAAACCATGAAGTACGTGGCCCCGGTGGCCAGTGCAGTCGGCCAGGACATCGAAACGGTGGCCGCCATGGCCGGCAAGCTCGGCGACGCGGGCATCCAGGGCAGCATGGGCGGCACCGCCCTGCGCGCCATCCTCAGCCGCCTCAGCGCACCGCCAAAGATGGCCGCCAAGGCGCTGGACACGCTCGGCATCAGCGCCAAGGACGCCCAAGGCAACCTGCGCGACATGCCCACCGTACTGCAGGAGATCTACGAGAAAACCAAGGACATGGGCGACGCTGATCGCCAGGGTCTGCTCAAGGGCATCGCCGGCGAGGAGGCCGTCAGCGGCCTGCAGGTGCTGGTCAAGCAGGCCGGCAGCGGCGAGCTGCAGAAGTTCATCGGCACCCTGCGCGAGGCCCAGGGCGCGGCCAACACCACGGCCAAGGTGATGGGCGACAACCTCAAGGGCGACCTCGATGCCCTGGGCAGCGCCTGGCAAGACCTCGGCATCCAGATGCAAGACCAGCAGAACGGCCCCATGCGTGAGCTGACCAAGAGCCTCACCGGCATCATCGGCGGGGTAAAAGGCTGGATCGCCGCCAACCCCGAGCTGGCTGGGCAAATCGTCAAGACCGCCGCCGGCCTGGGCATCCTCATGGCCGTCATGGGCGGCATCACCCTGGCACTGGCCAGCATCCTCGGTCCGTTCGCCATGGTTCGCTATGGCATGGCCCTGTTCGGCATCAAGGGCGCAGGGCTGGCCACCACCCTGTTCAGGCTCGGCAAAACTGCCCTGCCCCTGGTCGGCAAAGGCATCCTGTTCATCGGCCGCGCGCTGATGATGAACCCCATCGGCCTGGCCATCACCGCCATCGCCGCTGCGGCCTTCCTCATTTACACCTACTGGGAGCCGATCAAGGCCTTCTTCGGCGGCCTCTGGGGCGATATCAAAGCGGCCTTTGCCGGCGGCATCGGCGGCGTGGCTGCCCTGCTGCTCAACTGGTCGCCGCTGGGCCTGTTCTACAAGGCGTTCGCCGGCGTATTGGGCTACTTCGGCGTCGAGCTACCGGGCAAATTCAGCGAGTTCGGCGGCATGCTCATCAGCGGCCTGGTCAGCGGCATCACCAACGCCATGGGCAGCGTCAAAACCGCCATCACCGGCGCCGGGGCATCCACCATCGGCTGGTTCAAAGACAAACTCGGCATCCGCAGCCCGTCCCGCGTGTTCGCCGAGCTGGGCGGCTTCACCATGGCCGGCCTCACCCAGGGCCTGGCCGGCGGCGAAGACGGCCCGCTCAGCCAGCTGGGCGGCTTCGCCAAGCGCATGACCCAGGCCGGCGCGCTGGCCCTGGGCGTAGGCGCTGCAGCCATGCCCGCCCTGGCCGGTGGCGAGCCGCTGAGCATCGACAACCGCCCACCCCTCAGTGCCAACGCCGGTACCGGCATCAGCATCGGCGGCGACACCATTCACATCACCATCCAGGCCGGGCCGGGCAACGCCAGCGACATCGCCCAACAGATCAGCCGCGTGCTCGACGAGCGCGAGCGCAGCAAGGCCGCGCGCATTCGCTCGCGCCTGCACGACCAGGAGTAAAAACCCATGATGATGGCCCTCGGCATGTTCGTATTCGGCATGCACACCCTCGCCTACCAGGAGCTGCAGCGCCAAACCGACTGGCGCCACGGCAGCACTTCGCGCATCGGCACCAACCCGGCGCGCCAATTCATGGGCAAAGGCGAAGACGCCATCACCCTGCCCGGCGTGCTGCTCGCCGAAATCGCCGGCAGCCAGATCAGCCTCGACGTCATCCGGCAAATGGCCGACACCGGCAAGGCCTGGCCCTTGATCGAGGGCAGCGGGCGCATCTACGGCCTGTGGGTCATCGACTCCCTGAGCGAAACCCGCACCCTGTTCTTCCGCGACGGCGCCGCGCGGCGCATCGAGTTCACCATCAACCTCAAGCGCATCGACGACGGCCGTGTCGACCTACTCGGCAGCCTCACCGGCACCCTCGGCAACCTTATTCGCGGTGTCCTGTGATAAACCCGCTGCTCAGCCGTGCCAGCGGCCTGCTACAGGGCGCAGCAGACAGCTACCGCCAACAAGCCAGCTACGCCCGGCCAATCTGCCGCGTACTGGTGGACGGCCGCGACATCACCGCCGTGATCGAGCAGCGCCTGGTCAGCATCAACCTCACCGACAACCGAGGGCTGGAGGCCGACACCCTCAACATCCAACTCAGCGACCACGACGGCCTGCTGGCGATTCCCCCGCACGGTGCCGGCGTGCGCCTCTGGCTCGGCTGGAGTGACACCGGCCTCACCGACAAAGGCAGCTACACGGTGGATGAAACCGAGCACAGCGGCGCGCCCGACGTGCTCAGCATCCGCGCCCGCAGCGCCGACCTACGCACAGGCCTCAAGAGCAAGCGCGAGCGCAGCTGGCACGCCGCCACCCTGGGCGAGGTCATCAGCAGCCTCGCCGCCGGCAACGGCCTGCAAGCCCTCATCGCCCCGGTGCTGGCCGCCATCGGCCTGGCGCACCTCGACCAGGCCAACGAAAGCGACGCCAACCTGCTCGCCCGCCTGGGCGACCAGCACGACGCCATCGCCACCGTCAAAGCCGGGCGCCTGCTGTTCATGCCCGCTGGCAAAAGCACCAGCGCCAGCGGCCTGCCCCTGCCGCACATCACCCTCACCCGCCAGGACGGCGACCAGCACCGCTACCTGCAAGCCGACCGCGACAGTTACAGCGGCGTGCGCGCCTACTACTACGAGGTCAACAGCGCCGCGAAGAAGTCCGCCATCGCCGGCGCCGGCGACAACCTCAAGGATCTGCGCCACACCTACACCGACCAGGCCAGCGCCCTAGCCGCCGCTCGCGCCGAATGGAGCCGCCTGCAGCGCGGCACGGCCACGCTCAGCTACACCCTGGCCAAAGGCCGCCCGGAGCTCATCCCCGAACTGACCTACGCCCTGCACGGCATCAAGGCCGAGATCGGCGCTATCGTCTGGCTCGGCGCCAACATCAACCACAGCTTCACCCCCGACGCCTACACCACCAGCCTGGAGCTGGAATCCAAACTGCCCGACGCCGATGACCTGGCCGAGCTGGCCGACGACAGCGGCGACTACACCGGCATCCTCGCCTGGTACCGCGACGAAAAGACCGGCGCCCAGCACCCGCTCACCGCCGGCGACCAGGCCAAACCCAAACGCCTGACGCACCTCTACGCCAGCAAGGCCAGCGCACAGCGGGCGGTGGATCGGGAGTGGCAAAGACTGCAGGAAGCGGCTGAGCGTGTTGGTAACTAGCGTGCGCGAGGCAGCACGTTCGGAGAGCCGCCCGCTTTCGAGCGTCCGGTTGACCTAAAAGTTAGAGCCCGAGGCTACTGAATACCCATTGCCTGGTCGCACTCTGCAATGATGTATTCGGGCACAGAGTCGTATTTGTGCGGATTGAGCTGCATGATGTACTCGTTCTCAATATGGTACGACTCATTGATGTATTTTTTTACAACATCATTACTATGATTGTCTTGGTTTATTATTCTGAATAACTGCAGCTTCTCATATCCATTTGTTGCCTTTGCATACGCTTCCCTCATCGCCACATCGTCGAGAACCGCCGTTAATAGTGTGGCAAACTCGAACGAAAGCAGCTTCGCTTTAACCCCAACGGTCGCACTAGCTATTTCATCGACGGTCATTGGCCTATCGCCGCCATTTCCCTTGATTACCGGATTAGGCTCTTTGTGAAGGAGGTTTGAGATCAACTGATACTCGAGCCCCTTGTCGTCCATAATCTCGTAGAGCCTCCGAAGGTAAATCGTCTTGATAACATCACTATCGAGGGACTTGATATTTTCATCGCAAATTTGGGCGAACGTGAGGATATCTTTTTTCTTAACATCGAGCTCGGTTACCACGCCAGCTTTAGAGCTCAAGAAGCTTGCAACCGGCATTGGTTGAAAAGTGTGGCCAAGACTTTTCACCATATCAATGATCGGCTCAATATCATGTGTCAGCATTAGAACAGTTTTATCACTAAAACTATTCTTTCCGCGAAACAACATCTCCATTATGGCGAACTTTTTATTCTTGTCGAATGACGAAATCGGATCATCAAGGACAATAAAATCTGGAGCTTTTGTCAGGCATTCGTACATAAAAAGCACGATTGCGAATGCATTCCTTTCACCATAACTCAAGTGACGTGATCCATCTGCGATATGCTCTGAGAACTCGAAGTGTTTTAGCTTCATCTTGTACGAATCGGCTTCCGCCTGCATATCGACTTCGTACTTGTAACCCGCATAGCGGAGAAAGTTGTTAATTTCCAACTTATACCTATTTATTGCCGCCTCAATACCTATCTTCTGTTTATTGATCTCCCCCTGCAGCTTGCCAGCCTTGCCAAGCACAAGATCTAGAGATTGGTTAATTTGATCAACAATTAATTTGGTTTCTTCTGAGTCCAATGCCTTTAAGAGGCCAAGATCAATCCTCAGAGAATTAATTTGCTTCTGAATTTCACCGACATCACGAAGCGAGAAGAATGAAATTGACTTCAGGTCCTGCAGCTTCTCGCGCAGCGTATCAATCTGGCTTTTAAGGCCAGTCAGGTAGGTTATCTCCTCTTTTCTCAACTCAGATTTGTTTTTTATAATTTTCTCGATATTTTCAAAAGTATCTCCACTAAAATACTTTCCGAGCCTGGCAACTATCGCCAATAGAATATTCAAATGCTCTATCGATTTGGCATCATATTCCTTACTAACGGCGAGTATGGTCTCCTTCTTTTCTGCTGTGGGTGATGCACAATATGGGCACTCAGTAGAAATCTCGAGAAAGTCGTTACCTTTTATCTGCCAGCCAATCCACTTAACATTAGAATCGCTCTTGATGAAGCTAGTGTATGGAGCCAGGCTGTCCGGGATATGCTCCAACTTGTTCCCACCACCAATTGCCTTGGCTATCCGACCAGATTTTGAAAACCCCGCTTGAGACTTACCAAAGCTTTCACTTAGTTCAGTAAGGTCTCTCAAAATCTGCTCTATGTTTTCATTTCTCTTGAAGGTGTCCTTTATCTCCGATATTAGCAACTCAATATCTTCCATTTTCTTGTCATATTCGCTGCTTTTAATGAAGATATCGAAGCTATTTTTTACGACTTCTTCTTGCGTAAAAACAAACTTATCAACGTAATCCTCGTTGAATACAAGAACCGACTTGAATTGATCCGTGCCGGTCACCTTTGGCACCATTGCGACACCTGCATCCTTACCTCGGTGTTTGAACGGCGTTAGGTTCGGGAGATCGTCTCCACCGAGAGCGGCAAGCTCGATTGCCTTTGCAATTGTGCTTTTACCTGTTCCATTAGGGCCGTACTTTATATTTAGCCGCCCCAAAGTCAGCGAAATCCTGGCACTATCGATGCTATTGCAGTTCTCAATGGTAATATCCATTTATCATCCCGCCAGAGTTATTGATCCGTAAAATTTAAATTTGCACATTCGTTATTCGACCATCCCATCACTGCGCTGCAATAATTCGCTCCGTAACACGCGCACCTCCCGCGGCGCATCCACGCCGATCTTTGCCCAAGTCTGATGCGCGCCGATATCGCATAGAGTGATGGTGATGCCTTGGCGTAGGGCCTCGGCCAGTTGCACGGTGTCGACGTCATCGGCGACGGTCAGCACGATTGATTGGTCGATACGGCGAGAGAGAGTCAACATGGGTCGCATCCTTGCTGTGGTGGTGGCATCTGCGAACGCTAGTGCCGCATTCACCATAGTCGAAACCCCGGAATCAGCCCGGGGCTCCTCTGTTTCCCTACTTGGCTGACTGCGCGTACGCCTCCGATATCCGCAGGATGTCCCCGCGCTGCCGCTTGCTCAACGAGCAATAAAGCCTGATCAGGCGTACCAGGTCGGTAAGGTTGCTAAACATGCTGCACTCCAGTCCATTTCCATGTGACGGGCGCCCGGTGCCAAACCAGCACCGCCTAAAACGCCCGGGAGCGTTCCATTGTCAGCATATGGCAACGTGCCACCATACCGACCACATAAAAAGTGACTATCCAGTCGCGCCAGGCTGGCCGGTGATGACAAACCACACGTCCACATCGCTGCGCGCATGCAGCGCCTGCAGGTAGTCAATCGGGATGGGGGTGCTGCCCGCTTCGTAACGCTTCTGGGTGATATCCGGGCGGCCGGCCAGGTGCGCCAGTTCGTGCACCTCCAGCCCCTGCCGTTCACGCTCTGCGCGCAGGCGCGCACCGAAGGCTGTGTCGTCGTCGAGTTCGATCAGCCCTGGCATAGTGCGAGCCCTCGCTCAATCATCGGCGACACACTCAGCTTGGCGCCATGCAACGCCGGATCATCTCGCCAGATAGGCGCCAACGGTTCCAAGGCGAGCTTGGTAGCCTTAGCAGTGGCGCTGCCGTTGAGCGGGTACATGCGCCCGCTTTCAGGATCGGAGGCCACCACCGCGTTACCGTCCAGGCACAGCAGGTGCACCTCATCTAGGGTGAATGGCCAGCCCTGGCCGTAGTCATCGGCGCTCACCAGCTCGATATTGGCGGCGACCGCCGCAGTGGCCGCAAGCAGCAGACTGGCGATCACCAGCCCGAACAATCCATTCCTGGTCATCGTCATTCCTTAGATTTTGTAATTCGCCAGCGCCTCGGCCACTCGCTCGACCGATGCCCTGCTCTCCGGCGACATTGTCCGGTACTGCTCGAGCACCTTGGCTTCCTCCGCCGTCAGGCCATCGGCATCCATCGTCGACCGTTCCCCGGTCAACACGTAAAGCACGTCCACTTCCATGCCCTGCAGGGTGCTGAGGTAGCGGATATCAGGCGAGCTGGATTCCAGTTCATAGGCCTTTTGTGTGCCGCGACTGACCCCCGCCGCCACGCCGAAATCGGTCTGATTCAGGCCCAGCCGATCCCGTTCTTCTCTCAGGCGCTCACCGACCCCTGACTCTATGAACAATTTTTTGATCAATATAAGTTGACTTGAACAGAAATCTGCCCAAGAATCCCCTTCATCAAACACGATTAAACACGGATGAACACTATGCATGCCCTTCTCACTCCCGAGCAAGCCCGCGCGGCTCTTGACCGCGAGGGGAAAAGCATCGCCGAGTTCTGCCGCGAACATGACCTGAACAGAAATCTGGTCAGCGATCTGCTCAACGGTCGAAAGAAAGGCAAGCGCGGCGAGGCTCACCGCGCCGCCGTACTACTCGGCATCAAAGATGGCGTGGTTAAACCGTAATGCGCTTAGGGACAGGGGAAAACCAGAAGATGAAACGCTCGATTCTAGAAACCCGCCGCCAGGTCATGAGTGCTGTAGTCAGCGCCTACCCGGGCGGCCGTGACTGCGCCGCCAGCCGCCTGGGCCTGAGTACGGTTAAGAAGCTCGACAACCACGTCTACGAGAACGCCGGCAGCCAGCCCCTGACCGATGAGCAAATCCACATGCTCGAGCAGCAAACCGGCACCACCCACCTGCCGGACTACATCAGCGCGCTCTATGGCGGCGTGTTCGTGGCCATGCCTGATGCCCAGGCCCTGGACAACATCGACCTCTACACCCGCTCGCTGGCCACCGACATCAAGAAAGGCGCAGTCGACCAGGTCATTGCCAGGGCGCTGGTAGATGGCGACATCAACGAGGCCGAGCTGGCCGAGATCATCGCCGCCCACCGCGAGCACATCGCCGCCCGTCACACCGAAGTCGGCGCGGTGATCACCCTGCACCGGAGGGCCAAGCCATGAGCGTCTACAAACTGGTTTGCCCGCACTGCCAAGGCCGCATGCGCATCCGCACCAGCGAGGGCCAGCACATCTTCCTGCGCATTGCCTACCTGCAGTGCACCAACGAGGCCTGCAGCTGGAGCGTGCGCGCCGAGTTCCAGATGACCCACGAACTCGGCCCCAGCGGCATGGCCAACCCCGCCGTGCAGCTGCCCCAGGCTAACAGCGCCCAGCGTCGGGCCTGCATGCGCAACGAACACGACGCACAACTCGACCTGGTCGACCAACTGGAGATGCACTCATGAGCGAAGCCATGGAATACCGCGACAGCATGCAGCAGGCCGCCCGCAGCTTTCTGCAGCGGCATCAGGCCGAGCACCTGGGCGACGACGCGCAGTTGTTCGAGCGCGCCGCCCGCTACCTGGTGCAAGCCATGGAGGTGCCGGTGTTCATGGCCCAGCGCCTGGTGCACCTGGCCATGAGCGAGCTGGGCGAGCCGCAGCCAGCCCTGATCGGCTTCGACCTGGCCAGCGGCTCCGACTACAGCAGCGTGGTGTTGATCGACCGCCGCACCGGCGAACGCGCCCTGATGCCGCGGCGCATCCTGCCCAGCCGCTTTATCGCCAACCACACCCTCTAAACCCTTTGCCCCTGCCTATGCCCGCCCACCGTGGGCAGGGGCAAGTTGCGCCCGATTGGTGACCTTATGAGCGACATCACCGTGTCAATCCAGCTGAACCCGACCCAAGGCCAGGCCTACCTGCGCTGGCTGGTCAACCAGTACGAACAGGCCATGGCCGACCTCTGGTACTCCGACAGCTACCGCTACGTGGCCGAGGGTTTCCGCGCCCAGCGCGTGCTGGCCGACCACCCGCACATCGCCGGCATCTGCCGCAGCGCCCGCGAACTGCGCAAGCAGCTGGCCGAACAGGAAGTGCAGGCATGAGCCCCGCCGTTAAAGCCGCCCTCGAGGCGTCCGCCCCATTGGCCCGCCACATCGCCAGCCGACCCATGGCCATGGGCTGGCTCAGCCAGCTGGAGAAAGCCGCACGCAAGTGCGACACCGGGGAGGCCAGCCGCTGCCTGGGCATGCTGATCGGCTACCTCGCCGCCATGGCCGACCACGACCTCATTCAGTGGGGCGTCACCCAGCAGGCCCTGCGCGACCTGCAAGACCTCGCCACCACCTGGAACTGGGAGCAGCACGGCCAATGAAAACCATGGAGCGCGAGATCCGCAGCGAAGTACTGCGCCGGCTGGAATCCGACTATGGCCTGCAACACGCCAAGGGCACGCCCTGGATGCGCAAGGGCACCTGCCCGAGCTGCGGCAAGCGGGAGCTGTATTCCCGCCAGGACGAGCCCTGGTTCATCCGCTGTGGCCGCGAGAGCAAGTGCGGCGAGCAGTGGCACGTCAAAGAGCTGTTCGAGGATCTGTTCGACGACTGGAGCAAGCGCGCCCCGGCCACCGACGCCACCCCCAATGCCTCGGTCGACAGCTACCTGCAGTTCGCCAGGGGCTTCGACCTGCACCTGATCAAGGGCTGGTACAGCCAGGACAACTACTGGGACCGCACCCAGGGCATCGGCAGCGCCACCGTGCGCTTCCCCCTGGAGAAAGGCGGCTACTGGGAGCGCCTGATCGACCGCCCGCATCGTTTCGGCAAGATGAAAGCGCGCTTCGCCCCTGGGCAGAGCCCGCGCGGCCACTGGTGGTGCCCACCGTGCGTGGACCTGCTCGAGGCCAAAGAGCTGTGGATTGTCGAGGGCATCTTCGACGCCATCGCCCTGCTGCACCACGGCATCGCCGCCGTGTCGGCCATGAGCAGCGCCTACTTCCCTGAGGAATCGCTCAAGGAACTGTCGCGCCAGCGCGGCGGCAAACTGCCCGAGCTGGTCTGGGCGCTGGACAACGAACCCGGCGCGCACCGCTACACCCGCAAGCACATCAAGCTGGCCCGCGACCTGGGCTACAGCTGTACCGCCGCGCAGATCCCCCAGCGCGAGCGCAAAGCCGACTGGAACGACCTTCACCAGCGCTGGGCCTTTATCGATGACGCGGAAAAGCGCGCCGACAAGGTCACCAATGACCTGAACGAGGCGCGCTACCACGGCGCCCTGCTGATCGCCGAAAGCGCCGCCGAAAAGGGCGTGCTGATGTACGAATGGCGCCCGCGCCATGAGTTTCACTTCGGCTTCGAGCAGCGCATGTACTGGTTCAAGATGGACCTGGAGAAATTCAACCGCGCCGTACAGGAGCTCGAGGACTCCGAGCGCCAGGCCGACAAGCTGCTCAACGACAAGCAGCGCAGCGAAAAGGCCCTGTACCAGTGCGGCGGCGTGGTGGAGATCGCCAACTGCTACCCGCAGGCGCTGTACTTCCAGCGCAACGAGGTGACCGACGAGTCCTGGTACTACTTCCGCGTGGACTTCCAGCACGATGGCCCCAGCCTGCTCAACACCTTCACCAGCGGCCAGGTGGCAGCCGCCCCGGATTTCAACAAGCGCCTGCTCGGCATGGCCGCCGGCGCGATGTTCACCGGCAGCACCGGGCAGCTGGTCAGGATCATGAAGGACCAGCTCTACGGCCTGAAAACCGTGCAGACCATCGACTACATCGGCTACAGCAAGGAACACGGCTGCTATGTGTTCGGCGACTTCGCCGTGCGCGGCGGCGTGATTGCCCATGCCAACACTGAGGACTACTTTGAGTTCAAGAAGCTGCGCCTCAAGACCCTGCAAAAGTCGATCAAGCTGGAAATCGCCCGCGACAACCAGGGCTATCGGCAGGAGTGGCTCGACTGGCTGTGGATTAGTTTCGGTACCCAGGGCCTGGTGGCGTTGGCGTTCTGGTTCGGCTCGCTGTTCGCCGAGCAGATCCGCGCCGAGTTTCAGTCCTTCCCCTTCCTGGAGGTGACCGGCGAGGCCGGCGCCGGCAAGACCACCCTGCTCAACTTTTTGTGGAAGCTGCTCGGCCGCCCCGATGAGGAAGGCAAAGACCCCTCGAAGATGACCCGCGCCGGCCTGCGCCGCTGGATGGGCCAGATATCGGGCATGCCCCTGGTGCTGCTCGAGGCCGACCGTAGCGACAACGATCGCGGCATGGCCAAGGCCTACGACTGGGACGAGCTTAAACCGCTGTTCAACGGCGGCACCCTGGGCGTCACCGGCGTCAAGACGGCCGGCAACGAAACCTACGAGCCACCGTTTCGCGGCACCATCGCCATCAGCCAGAACGCCACGGTGACCGCTAGCGAGGCCATCCTCACGCGCATCATCAAGCTGCACTTCGTGCGCCCCGATGTCACCAGCGCCAGCCGCGCGGCGGTCGACAACCTCAACCACCTCAACACCCTGGACGTGAGCCACTTTCTGCTGCTGGCGGTGAAGGCCGAGCAGCCGGTGCTCGAAGTCTTCCGCCGCCAGGTCAAGGTGCATGAGGGCACCCTGCGCGCCCTCAACCAGATCCGCGTCGAGCGGATCATCAAAAACCACGCCCAGCTGATGGCCATGGTCGACGCCATGCGCCTGATGGTGCCCTTCACCGACCAGCAGCACGCCGCAACCCTCGCCGAACTGACCCGCATGGCCATCGAGCGCCAGGGCGCGATCAACGCCGACCCGCAGGAAGTGGCCGAGTTCTGGGAGGTGTTCGAGTACCTGGAGTCGATCAGCGAAGACGCGGTGGTCAACCACAGCAAGAACGACCTGATCGCCATCAACCTCAACGAGTTCTGCGAACGCGCCGCCGAGCACCGCCAGAAGCTGGCCGACATCGGCACCCTGCGCAACCTGCTCAAAAGCAGCCGCAGCCGGGCCTACATCGAGAGCAACAAGAGCGTCGACAGCGCCGTGCGCGCGGCCTTCAACCTGCGCAACCAGATGTCGCCGCGCTGCACCACCGTCAAATGCTGGATGTTCAAGAAACCGTAAGGGCTGCAACCCGCACGCGATCACCCCAAAGGAGAAGCACCATGCAAACCCACGACAACGACCACGACAACGAACCCAGCGGGCTGGAATTCGCCCTCACCCTGATCGGCAGCGCCGTCGCCCTGGTGGCGCTGGTGGCCATCGCCAGCCAGGTGCCTGACCTGCTGCTGGCCCTCGCCCACTAACCCACCGCCAAAGGAGAAGCACCATGCAAAGCACCCGCATCGGAAGCTGCGCCGCGCCCACAACCACGCTATCGGATCTTGACCTGCTGTTCGCGTTTGAGGATCTGGCCCAGTCGAGGGACTGGCCGGTTCAACGCAACGTCGAAGACACCGGCTATGCAGACCCGAACACCCATGCACGTTGGGAGGGGTTTGAGGCGGCTCATGGCCCGCACGGCCGGCGCCCTGTCGGCCAGCAACTCTACGCCGAGATCAAGAAATCGAGCAAATACGCCCACCAGGCAGAGTGGTGCCGCAACCAGGGCTACGGCTACCCGTTCAAGGTGCGCATCCGCGAGGCCAGCGATGGCTATGTGGTCAAGGGTGGGGTGGGCGGCCAATACAGCCTGGCCGACGTGAACCTGTATGTGCTGGAAGGCGGCAAGAAAATCCGCGTGAAGTGACCGGGAAAACCGGCAAAAAAAGAGGCGCCGAGGGGCTGCAACCCCTCGACGCCAACCACCCCAAAGGAGAAGCACCATGCAAGTGAATCAACCCCAAGGCGGCAGCGTAGAGGCTACCACCGCCACCAATATCAAGCGATACACCGTTTCCGAGCAGTTCAGCGACGACAAGGTGACGCTTGAGGTGAACCACGAATTACTTACAGTTGAAATGGCCACGATGATCAACGAGTTCTGGAGCAGCTCAGACGACCGCCTCGATGAAGAAAACGGCGACGTTGTCCGGACAGTGATTCGCTTGTTCGGCCAGGTGATGATCAACACCATGCTCACCCAAGGCGGTGCAGAGTTCAGCGAAAGAACCGGCAACCCGATTACCGGCGAGAACCCTGGGCCGTTTTGGACGGCAGATGTGCATAACGAAGAAGGCTGGGGCGGCACCGAAGACGGAAATCCTTTCGGCAGGTGCGGCATTCGCTGCATCGCGGCCTGCGTAGAGACGCTGGACTTCGACAGCCTGCAGGTCGAGGAGGTGGCCAGTGCCTAACCCAACCACCACCGACCGCACTCGCCCACCGCTGGCCAGCCATCGCCTGAGCCTGCCGAGCATCTGCGACATCTGCGGCAAAGCCCGCTCCACCCGCAAGCACCAAGCCTGCAGCCGCCTGCGCCAGAAACTCAAAGCCGCCGAGTGGGAAACCACCCTGGCCGAGAAGGCTGCGAAAGCAGCCAAGGGGCGCCGTTATGCTCGCTAAACGCATCCTCAAGCACTTCCACTTCTGCTGCGGCCTCGGCGGTGGTGCCAAAGGCTTCAACCGTGCCAAGCCGATAGTCGGCACCATGCAGGCCGAGTGGCAATGCCTGGGCGGGATCGACGTCGACCCGGCCGGCTTGCGAGACTTCCAGCGCCTTGCAGGCGTACCCGGCACCCTGCTCGATCTATTCACCCGTGACCAGTACACCCGCTTTCACGGCGTCGAGCCGCCTGCCGGCTGGCGCGAAGCAACGCCAAACGACATCCGCCGCGCTGCACAGAACGGTGATCCGGACGCGGTGTTTATCAGCAGCCCCTGTAAGGGCGCGAGCGGTTTGCTCTCGGAAACCATGAGCCTTACTCCGAAATACCAGGCGCTCAACGAACTGACTCTGCGCTGTGTCTGGCTGATGTGTGAGGCCTGGAAGCACAACCCGGTATCGCTGATCGTCTTCGAGAACGTCCCGCGCCTGGCCACCCGGGGCCGTCACCTGCTCGACCAGATCGGCAAGTTGCTCGCCTTCTACGGTTACGCCGTGGCCGAAACCACCCACGACTGCGGCGTGATAGGAGGTCTGGCGCAGAGCCGCAAGCGCTTCCTGCTGGTCGCCCGTCATGTCGAGAAGGTGCCGCCGTTCCTCTACGAACCGGAGAAAAAGACCCTGCGCGCCGTCGGCGACATCCTCGGCCGCATGCCGCTGGCCGGCGATATCGATGCCGCAGGGCCGATGCATCGGGTACCAGCCCTGCAGTGGAAAACCTGGGTGCGCCTCGCCCTGGTCACGGCTGGTAAGGACTGGCGTTCGCTCAACGAGCTGGCGATCGAGGATGGTTACCTGCGCGACCTGATCATCGTGCCGGAGTACCGCGCCGGCTACCTGGGCGTGCACGACTGGCGCGACACCGCCGGCACCGTCGCCGGCCGCTCCAGCCCAACCAATGGCGCGTTCTCGGTCGCCGATCCGCGCTATGCCCAGTCAGCAGACTGGAACCATGGCCAGCAGTACGGGGTTCGCCGCTGGGATCAAACATCGGGAACAATCCCCAGCCAGTGCTCACCTGGGCAGGGACAATTTGCGGTGGCTGATCCGCGAGACACTGGCATTGGTCATGGCAAGTACAACGTGGCCAAGTGGGAAGGAGTCTGCCGCACCGTAATCTCTGGCAGCACCACCGGCCAGGGCGCGTTTGCAGTTCAAGATCCACGCCCGGGCATGGCTAAAGAGAAAGGCGACGCCTACCTGACCGGAGGCCACTACGGTGTGGTCGGCTTCGACCAGGCCGCCGGCGCGGTATCGGCCAGCGCCTGCCACGACAACGGCCGCTGGTCTGTAGCAGATCCACGCATGCCGGCGGCGAATGAACGCCTGACCTGCGTCATCCGCTCGCTGGATGGCACTTGGCACCGTCCGTTCACCACCCTGGAGCTGGCTGCACTGCAATCACTGGTAGATCCAGAGGATCAACTGGAACTGGACGGCCTCAGCGACCAGGCCTGGCGCGAGAGGATCGGCAACGCGGTACCGCCATCCGCCGCCGAAGCGATCGCCCACGTCATGGGCACCACCCTGCTGCTCGCCGGCGCCGGCGAGACCTTCATGCTCAACAGCATGCCGATCTGGGTGCGCCCGGTGGCGGTTGGGCTGAGCGTCAGCCAGCTGGAGGTGCGGCCATGACCGAGATCGTCATCACTCAGCCCCGCCGATTTGGCAAGTCCGCCTTTCCGCTGTTCGCTTACGCCTGGACGGCTGGCTGGTCAGCCTCGCGCACCAACGGTGGCCACCTGCGATTTTCCAAACCCGGGCGGCCCTTCATCTTCACCAGCAGCACGCCGAGCGATCGGCGTGCCTATCTCAACGCGCTAGCCATGCTGCGCCGTGCCGACCGTCAGGAACTGGAGGTGCAGCATGGCTGAGCAGTGCGATTGCCTGAACGTATGTGGCGATGATGGCCGCGTTCACCGGTACCAGGTAGAGCCATGCGCCGGCCGTATGCGCGAGGTGCGGATGGAAAAGCAGCGCCTGAGCGAGGAGCTGCAGCGGCGCCTGGACGCGAACGCCTGGCGCCAACTGCCGGCCACTCTGCGTAGCCTGGAAGTTGTCGCGGTGCATCGCCGGGCCGGCTGCACGATAGGTCGCGGCGACAGCCTGGTCAGGCTGGCGGACGTGCTGCGCCTTATCGATGCCACAAGCCGGACGCCTGACTGAACACCTAGAAAAATCACAACAAACCTCTAGGCCCGGCAACGGGCCTTTTCTTTTCCGGCCAGTAAGCTGGATTTTTGCAATAGCGTGGGGACGCAGATGGCCGATGGAGTTGAAGTGCGCGGCAACCGCGTGCGGGTGTATTTCAGGTACCAGGGCGAGTTGTGCCGGGAGGCAATGCCGGGCGATGCCAGCCCGCAGAACATCGCCAACGCCGAGCGCATCGCCGGCACCATCAATTACGAGATCAAGGCGGGCACGTTCAGCTATGCGCGGCACTTTCCGGAGTCGCCCAAGGTCAAGACCAACACGCTGGGGCATTACATCGATCTGTGGTTGGACATCAAGCGCAACCAGATCGCGGCCAGTGGCTTTCGTGGCTATACGAGCCGAGTGGAAAACCATATACGACCGAAGTGGGCGAATTTTCAGGCTGATCAAATCGATCATTTGGACCTGCAAGGGTGGGTGCAGAACGAGCTGATGGCCAAATTGCACAACAAGACAGTGCGCGAGATCGTCAGCAACCTGCGGCAGATCTTCCGCCTGTACCGCACCCGTAACAAAACGGCGCACGACCCAACCGATGGCATCGTCATCACCCTCCCAGACGCCGAGGCGCCGGATCCGTTCACCAGGGCGGAAATCAATACGCTGCTCGACACTGAGAGCAGCCGGGTTCAGGAAATCAATTTGATCCGTTTCATGCTCTGGAGCGGCCCCCGGGTGAGCGAGGCAATGGCGCTGGCCTGGGAAGATGTCGACCTCAAGGCGGGAACGGTGACGTTCCGACGTGCTCGAGTGCGCAGCCAGTACAAGGTGACCAAGACGCGGCGCTCAACACGTACCCTGAAACTGCTGGCCCCAGCCCTTCGGGCATTGCAGGAACAGGCCAGGCACACCGAGAACTTGCCGCCAGTTGAAATCGAGGTCATCGACCGGGACAACCGTACCCGGCGCAAACAGACCGTGCGCTTCGTATTCCACAACACGGCGAGCGGCCAGGCGTATTCAACATCCGACACCCTGCGCAACGGCTGGTGGAAGGTTCACTTGAAAAATGCTGGTTTGCGGCCGCGTGGGCCGAATCAGTGCCGGCATACGTTCGCCAGCCAGATGCTAACCAGCGGACTGGCTACGCCTGAGTGGATCGCCGAGCAGATGGGACACACGTCGACGGCCATGATCTTCAAGCACTATGCGACGTGGATCAGCGGGGATGGGCCAGACTTCGTCGGCATCCTGAACAAGGCGTTGAACCTGGAGTAGATCCACGCCTGAGAGGCCTGCAATGGGCCTCTCAATTACCCTTCCATTCCCAAAATGTTCCCAAATCGCTCCCCTGTGGGGCGTATCGATTTAAAAACCCTTTCAGAACAGTATCTTAGATGGCGGAAGCGGTGAGATTCGAACTCACGGAAGAGTCTCCCCTTCGACGGTTTTCAAGACCGTTGCATTCAACCGCTCTGCCACGCTTCCGGCGTTTGTGCGGGCGGCA